ATGATGGCAGCTGGAGCATATCCCGCTGTTAGCGCTTTGACCGAAGCAGAAGCAAGAGATAGAGGAATTATTATTCCGCCTGATGAACTCTCCGAAGAAGAGAAAAAAAGATTAGGTTTATATGGAGGCATGGTCGGTGGTGGTTTTGAGCAACTTTCAGAAAAGGATAGATTACCTAATACAACTGCTGGCGAGATTCCTAAAGTAGATACTGAACTTCCTCCTACAACTCAAGTACCCGAAGAAAAAATTGAGCCAGTCGGTGGTGGTTTTACGCAATTAACAGATGAAGAAAAAATCCCTACAATTTTGACAATGGCAGATCAAAAGAAAAAAGAGGATACATCCAAGGCACTTGTTCCGACTAAGATGATGGAGAGTTTGGCAGATCTACCTGATCCTATGGAAACATATCAAAGTGATATTGCACCACGTTTTTCTCAAACAGAGGATTATATAAAATCAAATTACACAGGTAGTGAAAAAAAATTAATTAACGATTGGGTTAATGAATTATTTAATCCACAAAAAGGTTTAACATTAGAACTTAGAGATACGGGTATTGCAGCTCAGTTAGAACAAATTAATCAAGCAGACCCAAAAAGAAAAGTTACAGCAAAAGAATTATTAGAATTAGTACAAGGAGCGGATAATCAATTAGCAGGTTTTGGTAATTATCAAATCATGGGAGGAGACCAAGAGCTCTTTCCTCAAACAGTACAAAATGCAATTAACGGAATTAATGAAATGGATGTTGTTATGCGTCCGGGTCAACTGTCAGATTTTGTAGATAGATATAAAAATTTAGTAACGGATAATTTAAAAAGTATACAAAATTCTACAGATAGAGATACAGCAGCAGATTCTTTAGCTAGAATACAAATACAAACACAAGAGTTATTAGCTGAAGAAGGAATTGATCCATCAATGCTAGAAAGAAATAGAGAGTATGCAAAGATACAAGATTACATTCGTCAAGTAGGGTCAACCTTACAAGGTACTGTATTCACGAATGAACACATGAACATTGGTTTACCGGGTACTCGTGCAGAGGATTATTCTGTTATCACACATAATTTTAATCCTAAATTTGGACAAGAGAATAGAACAAGCGAACACAATACTTCACACCCTACAGCGGATAATACAATCGCATTTAGTAGAGGAAGAAAAATACAAAATTACGAAAATGGTGATCAAGGTAGTATTATTATGGAAATGCAATCTGACGTTCATCGTAACAAACCTGCAATTCAATATCCAACATCGTCAAATGATTTTACTTCTAGTAAAAATAATTATCCTTACGCAGGCGGAGCTCAATACTGGGTAAAACAAGTAATGAAAGATAGACTCACACAAGCCTTAATTGATGGTGATGATTTTTTAGGATGGGTTCCAGGTGAAGTTGTATCTCATTATGAAGGTGCAGACAAAGATAACTACAAAGGTTTCATTAATATTTATAATAATAAAACAAATGAATTTATAAAAAAATTAAATAAAGATATTACCAAAAGAGGTAAGGCACTTGGAATGAGTGATGAAGAAATTTCAATGGCAACACTTAAAGTAAGAAATGATGGCCAGTATAAATTTGATAGTGGAGGAGATGAATATTTTTCAAGAGTGAGACAAAACCAGTTTCCTGGAATGGAAAAATATGTAAGAACTGGTGAAAAAACAAGGAGTAGAGATGAATATCGTTATGAGGAAATTGAAAATACTTTGCAACTTATTAACATGCCTTATATTGACTTGAAAGCTAGAGAGGATTTTGATCCTAACCTTTTAAAGAAAATTGGCTTTCCTCAATTCAAAAAGGGTGGTAAAACAAAAACTTCAAAGGCAAATCCTTTGATTGACATCGAAATATTCTTTGAAAGCATATAATGGCTATAGATAAAAAAATTCAACCCACAGAAAATGATATTGTAATAGATCAGTATGCGAGTAGTCCTATTGACATTAGTGTTGAAGGACAACCGCAAGATAACATAGAAATGTTACAAGATGGATCAGCTATTGTTGGTCCACAGACACTTAACATGCAAGCAACTTTTGATTCTAATTTATCTGAGTTTGTTGATGAAGATGATTTAGAAAAAATGAGTTCAGACTTGATTGCTGATTACGAGACTGATAAAGAAACAAGAAAAGATTGGGAACAAGGTTACACACAAGGATTAGACCTTCTAGGATTTAAATACGAAGAGAGATCACAGCCCTTTCAAGGAGCAAGTGGTGTTACCCACCCAATGTTAGCTGAATCTGTTACACAGTTTCAAGCACAAGCATATAAAGAATTACTTCCAGCAGGCGGTCCAGTAAAATGTGACATTGTTGGAGCAGTAAATCCTCAAGTTGAAGAACAAAGTAAAAGAGTTCGAGACTATATGAATTATCAAATTACTTCTGTAATGGAAGAGTATGATCCTGATATGGATCAGATGTTATTCTTTTTAGCATTAGCTGGTTCTTCTTTTAAAAAAGTTTATTATGATGCAAACTTAGGAAGAGCAGTTGCAAAATTTATTCCTGTTGAAGATTTAGTTGTTCCTTATCATTCTACAGATCTAGAAACAGCTCCACGTATCACACATGTTTTAAAACAAAATAAAAATGAGGTAAGAAAAAGTCAAGTTAATGGTTTTTACCGAGATGTTGATCTTGAGTCTACAATACCAAACGAAAGTGCTATTCAAGAAAAATATAATTCTATTGAAGGAGTAAGCCCTAGTGATGTTCAGTATGATAACGAATGTACCTTACTTGAAATACATTGTGATTTAGACATACCAGGATTCGAAGATATCGGTTTGAATGGTGAGCCTACAGGCATTAAACTGCCTTACATAATTACAATCGATGAAGGATCAGGAAAAGTTTTATCAATCTACAGAAACTATAAACAAGAAGATCCTCAAAAAAAGAAGATACAATATTTCGTTCACTATCGTTTTCTTCCAGGTCTTGGCTTTTATGGTTTTGGTCTTATCCATATGTTGGGAGGTTTATCAAGATCGGCTACTTCCTCGTTACGTCAACTTATTGATGCGGGAACATTATCAAATTTACCAGCAGGATTTAAAGCAAGAGGTCTTCGAATTAGAGATGATGACAGTCCCCTACAACCTGGCGAATTCAGAGATGTAGATGCTCCGGGAGGAGATCTTAGAGCAAACTTCGTACCTCTTCCGTATAAAGAACCAAGTCAAACTTTATTTATGCTTCTTAGTTTTTGTGTAGATGCAGGTAAAAGATTTGCTGCTGTAGCAGACGCAAAAATTTCAGATTCAAACAATGCTAATCCAGTTGGAACAACAATGGCAATGATTGAACAAGGAACAAAAGTTATGAGCGCAATTCATAAAAGAATGCATTATGCTCAAAAAGTTGAATTTAGACTATTAGCTAGAGTATTTCAATTATATCTTCCACCAGAATATCCTTACAATGTTTCGGGCGGAGAGCGAACAATTAAGGTTCAAGACTTTGATGATAGAATTGATATTATTCCAGTATCTGATCCAAACATCTTTTCAATGTCACAAAGAATTCAATTGGCTCAAGCACAATTACAATTAGCACAATCAAACCCACAAATACATAATCCATACGAAGCATATAGAAGAATGTATCAGGCTCTTGGAGTACAAAATGTTGACGCTATTTTACCTCCACCTGCTAGACCACAACCAAAAGATCCAATTACAGAAAATGCAGAGCTACTTATGAAGAAAACTGCTCAATCTTTTGCAGATCAAGATCATGTTGCACACATCAATACGCACAGAGCTTTCATCTCTTCTGTGTTAGTTAGAACAATGCCTGATGTTATGGTTAATATTACCTCTCATATTCTTCAACATACTTCAATGTTAGCCACACAAAATGTTTTAGAGAAGAATAAAGAAAAAATTGATGCACTTACTCAACAGTTTAATGGTCAAATACCAGAACAAGTACAGTCTGCTGTCAATAAATTATTAAATGAACAAATTGCTCAAGTAGAAATGGAGCTTATGTCTCAAATGATTGCTGAAGAACAAGAGTATCTTGAAGGTGGAGGGGAAGATCCACTAGTAGAGCTTAAAAAAGAAGAAATAAACATAGAAAAACAAAGAGTTCAAGCTGATAATATGGCTAAAATGGCAAAAACAGAGCTTGATGTTGCAAAATTACAACAAAAAGCTGAAATAGACGAAGCTAAACTACAACAAACAGCGGAATTAGCTGCTAAACGTAATAATATTCAGATGCAAAAAATAAATAAAAGATAATTGTGAAAAATACTAATTTAAATGTAGATGAAATCGTTCATGATTTAACAAACTATGCTTTTGAAAATGATAGAAATCAAGAAGAGATGTTAATCGTCGCTTCTATGATGATGGTAACAGCAAAAATGATTTATTTACAAACATTAGGAAACAATGGTAATACTCTTTTTGAGAATGATAAAGAAATCATACTTGAACAACAAAAACCAACAGTACATTAAGGGGTCGTATGAAATTTAAAGATGCAAAAATGAAAGAAGTTACTCAAAAAAATCCTTTTCCAAATATGAAAGTTGGATCCGATGCAGCAATGACTTTCCCTGCTTTTGTCGTAAAAGACAATAAAGGTTCTGGCCCAAAAGGACAGACAAGTAACATGCAGATTAAAAAAG